ATTAGATGTCAGACAGATGAGTCGTGATTTAATTAGAGCTACGGAGCGAGGTATTGAAGAGATTTGGGGGCAAGAACAAGTACTCTGGTCAAATAAATATTGTTATGCTGGTCGTTGCGATATGGTAGGCATTTGGAAAGGCAAGCCTACTATTATTGATTTCAAGACATCAAAAAAGAAAAAGTCTACTAAACAAATTACAGACTATTATATTCAAGGATGTGCATATGCTGTAGCACATAATGAGATGTACGGAACAGGAATTAGAAACATAGCAATTGTCATGACTATTGATGGAGCAGATCCTATTATTTTTGAGCAAGATGCTGTACCCTTTTTACCTCTACTAAAAAATAGGAGACTACAATATGATAAGTTGGCTACTCAATAAATATGAGGATTGGAAATTCGAGCGAGAATTTCAGAAAAAGAAAAAACAATTGATGGAACTTGATCCTTTTATATATGATATCCCTAGTGATACTAGTGATTCTGTTTTATCAGAACCACACCCTTTCGAAGATAACGGCCCAAAAGGTCCTGAACCTACTCGTTATAAAACTTGGGAAAGTAAAGGCAAAGACATTGACTTCTAGTACACGAAGAATAAGAAAGCCTTTGAAGGATTTTTTTGATAAACAAGCTTTGACGGATGCTGAAAAAGACTTTATACTTGGATGTATGTTAGCACAAAACAAATACCCACAATTGACCCATAGACAGTGGCAAATTGTTAATGAAATAAAGGATAGATACGATGGCAAAATACCCAGGAGTGAAGAGATTACCTAGCGGTAAAATTGATTACAGAGGAACAAAATTTGATGGATTCAATAAACCAAGACGATCAAACAGAGAAGGCAAGAAGGGCATGGTACTCGCCAAAGAAGGTGACAAAGTGCGACTTATACACTTTGGAGACTCTTCTATGGGCCACAACTATTCTCCAGAGGCACGTAGATCATTTAAAGCAAGGCACGGTCGCAACATCGCCAAAGGAAAAATGTCAGCGGCTTACTGGGCTAATAAGGTCTATTGGGCCGGACCTTCAGGATCTAAAAAGTCGCCTCCAAAGAGTCAAAAATATAGGAAAGGCTAGTTAAATGCCACCACGTAATCACTCAAACTGGACTAAAACTCCAAAAGTGGAATACATTAGTAGTGAATGCTACAATAATCACGAAATTTACTTACGTGAACAAGAAGATATTTTTTCAAAAGTGTGGGTTCCTATGTGTCACATTTCTGAGATGTACAATGCAGGAGATTTCCGCACAACTCAGATTGCAGGACAACGTGTAGTTGCTTGGAACACAGGCAAGGGTGTTAAAGCATATCTAGGAGATAATATTACAAGTGTAGCAGGTAATATGAGCAGCAACGAAGCGACTGGTAAAGAACTACACTGTGAAGTTTATCATGGCGGTATGGTATGGGTAACATTAAATGAAAATCCAGACTGTAGTGTAGACGAGTGGACGGCAGGTGCATTTGACTGTATAGCGGATGCCATTGACACTGAAGAAATGGAAGTGTTTCACTACCACAAAGCAATTATAAATACGAACTATAAGTTATGGCATGATACCAACAGTGAATTCTATCACGACTTCATGCACTACTTTAATCGTGTGTCAGGATTTAATGATGAATATTTTGCTAGAAAGAACATTCCTTTTGAAAATGGGCATGTTAATGTTAGCAGCTTTACAGTCAACTACGAAGAATACGATGGGTTTGAGGATAGAGGCGATCTTAGTTTTCCTAATCTCCCACCAAATCAATGGTACATGGTTGACCTGTTCCCTGGCTTTAACTTTAACTTACGGGGTTCTGCATATCGTTCAGACTCGGTAACACCTCTTGGGCCAAATAAAGTACTTATTGAGTTTAGAGGGTATGGTCTTAGAAAAGATACTCCAGAAGAAAGACAAACAAGAATTAAACACCATAATTCTATTTGGGGACCGTTCGGTCGTAACCTACATGAAGATTTAATTGGTGTTGCAGGGCAAGGCACCACAATGAGAGAAGGTACCGAATCGAGAAACATTTTACATGGTCGCCATGAAAATTCTACAATTCATGATGAAGTTGGAATGAGACATTACTACGAAGCATGGGGAAACATGTTGGGCGTAAGTCCAATGAATCCTTTATCAACGATCAAAGAAATTAGGGCAGCAGCATGAGACGAGTAGTTAAGTATTCTTCAGATGACTACATTAATGCTAGGATTGCACAGCTTGTAGAAGACCGTGATAAGGCACACGATCAATACGATAAAATGTGGTATACTCGATTAATTCAAGAACTCTCTTGGATTTTGAATGATAAGCAAAATTGCTCACTTAAAGACCTAGGACTTACAGAAGAATGGGTATAGACAAAAAAACTTGTAAAACTTGCAATCATTCGTGCCATTGCTACGCACCAGATTGTGAATCTTGTTCCTGTGACGTGTGTGATTGTGGTAGAATTGTTGATTCAATAGAAGATGTTCCATCCTCATTCACTAACCCAAATACATAGGTAAGCAATGCCCACAAATAAAACAATTAAATTCCATTTAATACACGATTTTCCTGATCAAATTGTATTACCCCCTCTACCATCTAAAAAAGTTGTACCCACGTGGTTTAAAAACATTGCTCCCAAAGTTGAAGATGATACGTTAGGCGAGATATCATCTGTAAAACGTTGTATGCCTTTTTTAGATGCAATGACAGCTGGTTATACTATGCTTTTTCATATGGATGTTGTTATTCAGTTAACTTCTGATGGTGTTGTACAACTTCCTTATATTGATGATCACCATAAAATGCTTACAGAAAAATGGAAACCAATTGAGTCACATCCAGCATCTCAAGTCAAGGGTTCAGCTTTTGAGAATATGAAGATTCTTAAATACATGAATCCTTGGATTATTGAGACGCCTAAAGACTATTCTGTACTTTATCTTCCTTGTATTAATCGACTAGAATCTCCTATTATTCCTCTTACGGGATTAGTAGACTCTGATGTGTATAGTAATGTTGTTAATATTCCTTTTTTACATACTGACTTAGAGCCAGGAGGAAAACCTGTTATCATCCCTGCAGGCACACCGATCTGTCAGGTTATTCCTGTTAAACGAGATAACTGGACACAAAAAGTAACTGTACTTGATAAACAAGAATTAAAGAAGACAGAACGTCAGAGAAAAGACATGGATAATGATCGTTTAGATTATTATATGCGTAAACTTCACGAGAAAAAAGGCTATGAGTGATCTTGTACATAAGCACTTACTTGTGAGGGCTGAGGTTTTAAACCCGCCTACTAGTATTTCTTGGTGTTCTATGTGGCTTACTTCTTTAGTTTCTAAAATAGATATGAAGATTTTAAAAGGACCAATTGTTGCTTATTCTGATAAGGTTGGTAATAGAGGCTTAACAGGTATAGTTATTATTGAAACTAGTCATATAGCTTTTCATAGTTGGGATGAAAGTCTTCCTGCAGTAATACAACTTGATGTTTACAGCTGTAAACATTTTGAACCAAAACACATATTTAAAGAATTAGAAGTTTTTAACCTAGAAAAATTAGAGTATAAGTTCTTAGATAGAGAAAATAATTTTAAAACAATAGAAAGGAACACATATGAATATTGAAAAATTAAGAGAGGAAATTGCAGCTGATGAAGGTGAAGTGCACGAAATATATTTGGACCACCTCGGTCTTGCTACTTTTGGTATTGGTCATCTTGTTCGCGATGACGACCCCGAATCCGGATTACCAGTTGGAACACCAGTCGATAAAGATAGAGTCGTTGAAGCCTTCGAATCAGATATCGAAACAGTCTTGTCAGACTGCAACAAGCTATACTCAGACTTTGACGATTTGCCAGAAGAAGCTCAACGGGTCATAGCTAATATGATGTTTAATATGGGGCGTCCACGCCTATCTAAATTCAAAGGTATGAAATCAGGTGTAGATGCACGTGATTGGAATCGTGCCGCTGATGAAATGGTCGATTCTCGTTGGTATCGACAAGTAACTAAACGTGCTGACCGTCTTGTAACGCGGGTTAGAGCACTAGCTTAATAAAGGAAATAAAATGAGTTATTTTGAAAAACTATTTCATACTGTTGTTATCAGTATGTTTATTGGACTTATGTCTTCACTTGCTTTTGCAGCTGACCCTGTAAAAGTAGGTTTTATATATGTCGGACCTATTGGTGACCATGGATGGACATATCGTCATGACATTGGTCGTCAGCAAGTAGAAGAAGCATACGGCGACAAAGTTGAAACAACTTTTGTTGAAAGTGTACCAGAAGGCCCTGATGCCGAGCGTGTAATGCGTCAAATGGCAAAAGGTGGAGCAGACATTATCTTTGCAACCAGTTTTGGCTATATGCCATCAATGCTTAAAGTTGCCAAAGAGTTTCCAGATGTAGCATTTGAGCATGCAACTGGTTATAAGCAAAGTGAAAACATGGCAACATATGGTTTGCGTCTATATCAAGCAAGACATGTACAGGGTATCATTGCAGGCATGAT